GGTGGAAACCCATCCTCAGCCGAAGTTGCTGATTAATGCAGATCAGTGTTTATTGACTTAATGAGGGGCTACGCCCCGGGAGGGGCGTATGCCTAAGATGCATCGTAATAAGTCGGTTTCGACTCATCAGTTTTCTATGATTCCCCGCGCGGATATTCCGCGCAGTAGTTTTCAGATACAAACCGCGCATAAAACGACGTTTGATAGTGGTTATCTAATTCCTGTTTATGTCGATGAAGTGTTGCCGGGCGACACTTTTAATTTAAAGATGACGGCGTTTGCGCGTATGGCGACGCCTTTGTTTCCAGTCATGGATAACATGTATCTGGATTCGTTTTTCTTTTTTGTTCCCAATCGATTATTGTGGTCGAATTGGGAAAAGTTCATGGGAGCCCAGGAGAATCCTGGCGATTCCATAGCTTATATTGTTCCGCAGATCACGTCTGATACTGGAGGGTATCCAATCGGTTCGGTGCAAGATTATATGGGTTTGCCGACCGTTGGGCAGGTTACTGCGGGACAGACAGTTGATCATAGTGCGTTACAGTTGCGCGCTTATAATTTGATTTGGAACGAATGGTTTCGTGATGAGAATTTACAGGATAGTGTTCCTGTAAATACGGACGATGGTCCTGACAGTCCGTTGGATTACGCGCTATTGCGTCGCGGTAAGCGACATGATTATTTTACAAGCGCGTTGCCGTGGCCTCAGAAAGGTGAAGCGGTTACGTTGCCTCTTGGCAGTAAGGCGTTTATCAAAGCAGATGTTACTGCCGCGTCTCAGGATAAATTAGGTATTTATTATAGTGGCGATACATTGGGCACAATGTTGGCTTCGTCCACTGAGCTGAAGTCTTATAACACCGCGCCAGCGGCAGGCGGCGAGTTGTATGCTGATTTGTCGGATGCGACAGCTGCGACTATTAATCAATTACGTGAGTCTTTCCAGATTCAACGTTTGCTGGAAAGGGACGCCCGTGGCGGTACGCGTTACACTGAAATTATTCGGTCACATTTTGGCGTCGTCAGTCCTGATGCTCGTTTACAGCGTCCTGAGTATCTTGGCGGCGGTTCCACTCCTGTTAATATTAATCCTATTGCCCAAACGTCCGCGACAGCGGCTGGCGCAGGCGGTACGCCGTTGGGCAATTTGGCAGCCATGGGAACCGCACTTGCTATGGGTCACGGTTTTACTCAGAGTTTCACTGAGCACGGCATCGTTCTCGGACTAGTCGCCATCCGTGCTGATTTGACTTATCAGCAGGGGATGCGACGTATGTGGTCTCGTCGTACTAGGTACGATTTTTATTTTCCGGTCTTTGCGCATTTGGGCGAGCAAGCGGTGCTCAATAAAGAGATTTACACGACTGGTACATCATCGGATGATGATGTTTTTGGTTACCAGGAGCGTTGGGCTGAGTACCGGTATTTGCCTGCTCAGATTACGTCTTTGTTCCGTTCGACTGCGGCAGGCACTTTGGATGCGTGGCATTTGGCGCAAAATTTTGCGACGTTGCCTACGCTATCGAGTTCGTTTATTGAAGATACACCTCCGGTGGATCGTGTAGTTGCTATTGGAGCGGAAGCGAATGGACAGCAATTTATTTTTGATTCGTTTTTTGATATTCGGGCCGCGCGTCCCATGCCGTTGTATAGCGTGCCAGGTCTGATCGACCATTTCTAAGGAGTAGGAAATGGGGTTGTTTACTGGTTTAGGTAATCTTCTTGGTGTATCGCCGAGTTCGGCGTTTTCAGGTGTCGCGTCTCTTGCTGGTGGTTTGTTGGGTAATGTTGGTCGCAGTGAGGCGGCGAGTGCCCAGCAGGCTTTCCAGGAAAAGATGTCTGGCACGGCGTTTCAGCGACAGATTGCTGATTTAAAAGCGGCTGGTATTAACCCTATGTTAGTGGCTAAGCTGGGGGGGGCTAGTACCCCCCCAGGCGTTATGCCGCAGATTTTGGATGTTGTTACGCCTGCGTTGTCTAGTGCTCAGCAGATGCAGAGTACGCAGACGCAAGCGGCTGTTGGTGAGCAACAGATTCAATTGAGCAAGGATGAATAGGCGGTTGTTGTTGAGACTGGTAAAAAGATTGCTCAGGAGACGCTGAATGCTCGCACGCAGGGCGATGTTATTGCTATGACGGTGAGGCAGTTAAAGGCGAACACGCGTTTGTTGGATGCGCAGACGGCAGTTAGTATGGCTAATGCTAGGTTGATTGCTCAGCAGATAGAAAAGACGCGGGCGGAAGCCGTTTTGTTAAATATTGATGCCGCGTCCATGCAAGAGTTGGAGAAAGCGTTGGGCGCTAGTAACCCAACGTTTAAGTTGTTTGATAGAGTTTTGAAGATTTTGCGGAGGTAATATGTTTATCCGGACGCCTTATAACTATGATCGCAATGATGCTTCTAAGCAGAGCGCTAAGACGTTTCCGCAGGAAACTCTAGCGCAACAGAATTTCCGCGATCAATGTGATATTAATAGGATAGTTAAGCAGTATGGTGTGACTGGTCAAGTTCCAGTAACGCTACGTACCCCCATAGAGGAGGATTTTGTAGCAGTTACGGACTACCACACCGCTATGACTGCTGTACGTAAAGGACAAGAGTCCTTTAATGCTTTACCGGCCGATGTCCGGTATAGATTTAAAAACGACCCAGGTCGTTTTGTAGATTTTTGCCTTGATCCGGCTAACCTGGATGAGGCAATTAAGCTCGGGTTAGCACCCGAGCGTGTAGTGGCTCAGGCTCAGCCGGAGCCTGTTTTGACCGGTGGCGAGAGCCAAGAACAATAGCTTACTTGATAGCTATTGTTCTAGGTGACACCCAAAGATGTAGGAGCGTGATATGTATAACCGACGTATGCCAGTGAGTAAGAAGCGAAG